GGCCAGGTAATAAATCAGGTGGTTCAGGAACTTCAGGTCAAGGTAATAGTGGAGGTAATAGAACTAACAGCTATTATTCTGCTGGTGCTGGCGGTGGAGGCGCAAGTCAATCTGGGACTAATCAAACAGGTTATGGTAGCTCTAATGGTACTGCTGGAGGTAATGGTTCTCAGTGGCTAAATGGAACTTACTACGCTGGTGGCGGAGGTGGTGGTGCTTGGGATTACTCAGGTGGTTCTGGTGGGTCTGGTGGCGGTGCAAATGGTGCTAGTGGAAGCCAACCCTATGCCCCTTCAGCTTCTGCTAACACAGGTGGAGGTGGCGGTGGTGGCCGATCTCTTGGTTACGATGGCACTAGATATGGTGGCGGTGGCGGTTCTGGAATTGTTATTGTTAGATACGCTATCTCTTAAAGGTAAATAAAATATGGCACATTACGCAAAGATTATAGAAGGCACAGTTGTAGAGGTAATTGTTGCTGATGAAGATTATATTAGTGAGCTTGAAGGTACGTGGGTACAAACCTCATACAATAGCAACATAAGAAAAAATTATGCTAGTGTAGGTGGTACTTACGATAGCACTAGAGACGCTTTTATACACCCAAAACCATACCCTTCATGGGTATTAAACGAAACTACTTGTCAATGGAATGCACCAGTAGAAATACCTGATATAGAAAACAAATATATTTGGAATGAAGATATTACATCTTGGATGTTAGTAGAAGAATGATTTACATAGGAGATCAAACATGAGTAAGGCAAGAGACTTAGCAGATAGTGCTCAAGAGATAAACATCTTAGATGGTAAGAGCTTCCTTGATGAGGATAATCTTGCTAGTGACTCTGCTACTGGTATTGCTAGTCAGCAGTCTATCAAAGCATATGTAGATGGTATCACTACAACTAACATCACCTCTACAGGTTCATTGAATAGTGGTAGCATAACGTCAGGCTTTGGTAATATAGACAACGGCTCATCTACTATAACAACTACAGGTGCTATCTCAGGCGGTAGCTTTGTAATAGGTAGTGCTGATATTAATGAGAATGACTTAGAGAGCATTGATGGTATTACTGCAGGTACAGTATCAGCATCTAAAGCTGTCGTAGTCAATACAAACAAAGATATAACAGGCTTCCGTAACATAACAGCTACAGGTACTATCAGTGGTTCACTATCATCTACTACTACAGCAACAACACAAGCTGAGTCTGATGATAGTACTAAAATAGCTACAACAGCTTACGTTACAGATAAGATCACAACGCTTATTGGTGGCGCACCAAGCACACTCAATGACTTGAATGAGTTAGCTGCGGCTATCAACGATGACGCTAACTATAACTCTACACTCACAACAGCATTGGCTACTAAGTTACCTTTAGCTGGTGGTACAATGACAGGCAACTTGTCATTTGGTGACAACGACAAAGCCATATTCGGTACTGGGTCTGACCTACAAATTTACAGTGATGGTACACACGGAATTATTAAAGAAAGTGGTAGTGGTGACTTATTAATATATGGAAACAATCTTAGATTGGGTAATGCTGATGGGTCTGAGTTATATATTTTAGGTAATAACAATGCGGAGGTTCAACTTAGATATGACAATTCAACCAAACTAGCCACAACATCAACAGGCATATCAGTAACAGGCAACGTTGCAGTATCAGGTACAGTAGATGGTGTAGACATAGCAGCGTTTAAAACATCATTTGATAATCTAAGCACAGACATTGTGAGTGACACTACACCACAACTAGGTGGAGCTTTAGATGTCAATGGTCACTCAATTAGCTTTGGAGATAATGAGAAAGCTAGATTTGGTAATGCTGATGACCTACAGATTTATCACAATGGTTCACATACATTTGTTACTAATACTACTGGTAATATGTATATACAAGATGATAATTATGTTGAGATTGGTAGTTCATCAGGTGAAGTTTATATAGGTGCTAGTAAGGATGGTGCTGTAAATCTACGTTACGACAATTCAAAGAAAATTGAAACAACATCAAGCGGAGTTAACGTAACAGGCAATATAGCTGTATCAGGTACAGTAGATGGACGTGATGTAGCATCAGATGGTTCTAAGCTTGATGGCATAGCAACAAGTGCTAATAACTACACACACCCAACATTCAATGGCGATGATATTGATATTCTAATAAGCCCACTTTCTGGAGCTTCTGTAATATCATCTTTAGACTTTAATGTTTCAACAGATACTAATGGTCACGTTATTGATGCAAACGGCACTGTAGCTACTCGTAACCTTACATTAGGAGACTTAGGTTACACTGGTGCAACAAACGCTAATAACTACACACACCCAACAGGTAATGGTAACAATCACATCCCTAGTGGCGGTTCTGCAAACCAACTGCTTACATACGCATCTGCTGGTACTGCTCAATGGACAGACCCTTCTAGCGGAGCAACACAAGTCACAGTAACTTCTAGTAATAACATGGCATACAATGACGACAAGGGTGCTGAAGAAAAATACAATGCTGGTCAGTACCTGTTAGAATATACTGCGACATCAGATTGTATTGTCTTTGCAGTAAGTGGCACACTAAATTATCGGTATTGGACAGGCACTGGTGGTTACCATGGTTACTCGTGGAGAGCCTATGTTAATGGTGTTGTCATCACCAGCGCCAATTTGTTTTATGCTAATAATCCATCCTCTTCTACAGGCAGTATCACGAACTTTTTACCTAGTAGTGCTTATCTTTCAACAGGCCAGAAAATTATAGTTACGGCTGGGGAACATGAAACTCAAAACCAAGGCTATTTACAGTTTTATAATTCCTCCATGAACTTAGCCATAATTCCAATTTAATTTAATAAGGATATAAAAAATGTCTAGTGAAGAACACTCAGTAGAGCAGATGGAAAGCGCAGTTAGGCTAATAAGAGATCAGCTTTTAGAAACTGAAGTTGACCCTGTGCCTAGCAGATTTATTGAATGGGAAGCAAAATCTGATGAACAGAAGACTGCATGGAAAAATTATCGCCAAGCTCTTTTGGACGTTACAAATCAAGATGGCTTCCCAGACAATGTAGTCTGGCCTACTAAACCATGACTGAGAGTTGGCATCTTTCTAAGTCAGTACCAGTTACGTTAATCGTAGCTATCGTACTACAAACTATATCACTTGTATGGTATGTGTCTTCATTAGACTCTTCCGTCAAAAATAATGCTCGTGATTTAGTTCGCCAAGAAACTCGTATAAATACACTAGAGAAGACAGTACAAATGCAAGCTGTCTCTCTAGGACGTATTGATGAAAACATTAAAGCTATTCGTAACCTAGTAGAGAGAATGGCAGAACAAGATAATAAATGAAACTCTTACTTATACTATTTACCCTACTAATCGGTAGTATTGCACATGCCGATGATGATGTTATAAAGACTGACACTAATAGTACTATAACTTCAAATGGTTCTATGGATACTACAATCAATAGCCCACCACCATCGGCTATATCTCCACAGATAAGTGCAAGTAACTCTGACTTATGTACTGTAGGTGTAGCAGGGGCAGTACAGACACAGATACTAGGTATCTCAGCAGGTCGTACAGTACGTGACATGAACTGTGAGAAGCTCAAGAATGCTAAGACTATGTATGACATGGGCATGAAGGTAGCCGCAGTATCAGTAATGTGTCAAGACGAAAGAGTGTTTGATGCTATGATGAATGCAGGTACACCATGCCCTAAAGATGGATTAGTTGGTGATCAAGCTAGACTAGCATGGGATATGGAAGCAGTTAAAGATGAGATCGAACGAGATCAAAACGATGTAATCAGAAAGATGTTTGATGAGAACAGTGAAACTAAGATTGGCTTGGGTGTTATCTTTAGTACTCTTGCCTTCTTACTCCTACTCTGAACCATATACGTATGGAGCTACAAGTAATGCGGCATCAGGTGCATTAGGTTGGTCTATGGACTCTATCTTACCTAGCATTGCTGGTGTAGATATAAATGGATTACTATATAGATACACTACAGTAAAAGACCCAGATGCAGACATGAAGGTACATGTAGGTAATCACAACGCAAGTGGAGATGGCTATACATTTAGAGAGACTGATGACTGGTCTGGCGTACCCGGAAATACTATTGTTAAGTCTTTCCCTCTTTCAAATATACCAGCATCTAAATGGGGTACTGGGTTTGTTGAAGTTGAGGGTGAAGGAACTGTTAAAGATGCTGTTGTAATATACAACTATAGGTTAGACAAATGCTATGATCCACAGTCTGACCCATCTTGTGCAGGTTATGTTAAGCCTATGCCTGAGATACCAGAGGTTATAGTCTATGATGCACTAGAAGATGATGCAGTTGTAGATACACTAGAAGCTGAAGAGTTTCAGTATGACGAAGATGGTAAACTTATACTAGATGAAGAAGAGGAAGAAGAAGAGACACGCATAGAGATGGGATTAACTGCCTCTGCTAATGCTCTTACACTATTCAAGGCACAGAATCAAAGCGATATAATAT